GCCAGGGTTTGCTAATTTTGTTGGACGCTTGTCAGCGACTGAACGAATTAGGGGTTCTGAACGCAACGCAAAGTCTAGTAGACGGTCATACGCCTTTTGGACGAGACCTGCACCACCAGCGGTACCAGCGAGATTGCCAGTAGAGGATGTATATGCATTAGCCATTGTTGTTCACCTCCTAGGTGAGTTGTGAAATTACTATGTATTTATTACTGTTGAGAGTAGATGATTGAATTGAGTTCTTCTGCGGAAGCCGCATTATTAATTCGAGTCAATAAATCTTCTGCTCGGTCAGGGGTCGTACCAAGTTGAGTAACTACATCTTGCTGCCTTAGGGCTGCACGATTTAGTTGCTGTTCTTCAGTTGCCTCTGGCTGTGTTAATCCAAACAGGTCTCCATTATCTGCAAGCCAGTTATTAACTGACTCTTCGCTAACTTCATCCAAGTCTTTTAGGATTAATCGTTGTGCCTTTGGATTGACACCCTTCTGTTCTAGGACCTCTTTGACTGTACGCTCACGCTGCGCCTTGGATAATCCCTCAAGTTGCTCAGTGAGTTCTTTGATACGTTTCTCATCGTTGCGCTTGGCTTTCCGTAACTTTTTAAGTAAGTCACTTCCATCCATCTGCACCTCGTTATCGGTATCTAGGTCGTCTTCGTCTTCATCCCAGTAGTTGTTGCTCATAGCAACCCACCCTTCTATTCGTTTGAATCGCAAGCCTCAGATTCTAGTCGGGGAACTAGCCTGGCTCTTGCTACCAGTCTTATACGCTATGTGGGCTGGTCGGTCACATAGGAATCTATTTTATATTAAGCCTGCTGCTGAAGATTTCTTTAAGTATCCAGTGCTATATGCACCTGGTGCATTACCTGCAGATGCATTAAAACTAGCACGTTCTTTAGATGCTAATAGATTGCGTTTGCGTTTTGCTTCATCACTAGACTTTAAGAACTCTTGTTCGCCAGTTTGCTGGTTGTATGTAATACCAGTTTCGCCATAAATGTTACCTAGTTTAGTAGCCTCAGGTAATACACCTGCTATATTTGCAGCACCTTCAAGTGCGCCAGCACGGTCAATACCATACCTAGCAAGGTCACTTGCTGATGTAAGACTAGTTGTTAATCCTTGTCCAGTAAATGCTGCACCAATTTCGGCACTAGTTACTTTCTCTTTTAATTTACCAATAGTTTCAGTTGGATTAAGGAAGTATGAAACAAGGTCACTATTTGTAAGACTTGGATAAAATTCTTTAAACATTGCTTTAATGGAAGGGTCTGCATTAACAACACGTTTTTGCACTGTGTCAATACGGTCTTTAAACTCTACTGCTGATATATCATTTTCAATATATGAAGCAAATTGTTTTGCATTTTGTTTAGAGTCTGTGCTTAACATGTTACCTAAACCATAAGCCTTAAGGGTTTCTGCATAAGAATTTTCAAGGTCAATATATGCAGCCTCAGATATAACATTAAGTCCCTTTTTAGTACGAGCAAAGTTACCAGCAAAACGCTCAGCATATGCACCAGAAGGGTTAGTCTTAAGTTTAATAAGTGCTTCTGATGCCGTTAATCCTGATGTCATATAGCCAGTAATTTCACTAGCAAGACCGCCTAATCCATAAGATGTAAATAGATTCTGTAACGTAGCAAAAGCATCGCGTGTATCATCACTAATAGGGTTAGCATCAGTAACAATTGGCTTTCCATTAGCATCATATGTAATAACAGCACCATCACCATTATCAAAAATAAATCCATTATTACCAGATGCTGCATTTGCTGCAGCAACGTTAAATTTTAGTGGACGTATTTTACGATACTCGCCTTTACCTCCAGCGCCTGTACGCACAAATTGAATTGTAAATCCAGCGGCTTCTTCTTCGGGAGTTAACTCAGGTTTTGGTGACAAATCTTTATATCCTTGAACAACACGTGCATTAAACTGTGTGTTAGTTTCTCCAGATAATTTAGTTAGTTTAGAGGCATCTGTTATACCCTCTTGAAGTTGTTCTGGAGTAAGTCCAAGTTCAGTACCTGCCTGCATTGATGCCGCTTCTGCTTCAGCAAGAGAAATTTTACTAGTGTCAGTACGTGGACCAGCAACGCGTGGAGCACCAGTAGCGCCATCATCTAGTTGCATTAAATCTGGATTTAATCTAGCCATCATTTACCCCATGAATCCAAACGACTTAAGTATGGTGTTAGCAAAATCAGAAGCAGTATTGTGTGCTTCTTCTGTTTGACGCCATAGTGGGTTTGCTTGCATTTGTCTACTAAAATCTGCAGTGGACATAAGTCCACCAGTTTTGCTAATAGCATCTACTACATCTTTATCAGCCATTGAATCAGTTAATGCAATGCCTAGTTTTTTAGACTTAATGTATGCATACTGGTCAGCAATGTCTTTAACATTGCCACCATTGTTAATGTGGTCTTTAAGATTGCCAAACATTGTCATAGCATTAAGGCGTAGACGTTCTATTTGTTTTGCTACATAATCAGGTGTACCAAACCCATCAAGAACATATTTCATAGCCTGTCCTGCCGACATAGGCTGACCATAGTCAGCAGCAGACTTTTGAATCTTAGCAATATCTTGGGCAATCTTGCTGCCCTTAGAAGAACTAAGAATTGTTTCTGCTTCTGTACCTTTAAGGGCAGTCTTAACAACAGCATTAAGTGAATTGATACGCTCATCTGATGTAAGCGCAGCACCAATCTTTTGAGTCTTTGTTATCTTACCAGTTGCATCTCTAACGGTTACAGTCTGTACACCTGACTTTAACTCACGAGCATTGATGTCTTTATAAAAAGTATCTTTTTCTTCTTGGGTTGCTTCACGTCCAAAGACATCAAGCATGTAGTCATTGATTTCTTTGTATGCATCACCAATGGTTGTAATATCAGTAGTAGTATCTTTAAATGTACCAGCCTTGCTGGTAGTGCCTGTCCCCTTTTGTCCTGCAAGGAAAGAAGACATAGGCTTAAACTCTGTTTTACCTTCATATGCATACCCTTGTACGCTTTGAATTGTTAAATCAGAGATAGCACCAATAAGACCACCAATGTAACTATTGTTGGCATACTCATCTTTTGTTATGTAACCAGAATTTAAAAGCGCTTTCTTAAGCGCAGGCAACCCACCAGGAAAGTTTTTAATATATGATGCTTGTGCTTTAGTTAAATCACTTGTAACCTCATATTTAATATTTTTACCAGAACCAGTTATAATAATAAAAACTTGATTGTTGCCACTAAGTGTAGGGTCAGAAACATACTGTTTGCCATTTTGAGTTATTACTTTATATTTAGCAGTATCACCAAAAAAATCAGAATTAATTAAAGAAGGGGTAGGTGTTGGGGTGGGTTTAATAGTAGTTGCACCTGGGGTACCTCCAAAGAACTCAACCATTATGACCTCCGATTAAATGAAATATACGAATCACGAGATAAACTATCTAGGATTGATTGAAAAATTGCACGGTTCGCTTCAGTAACATACAAATTTCCAGCCATCAAATCCTTGATGTCAGCCTCAACTTGTGCCTTACGTTCACGTTTGATTTCAATACCATTAATAGCATCACCAAAACGTGGGTCTTGAGCAAATGCTATAAAGTCTTTAATCATTTTAATAGCCAGACCCATACGGGCACGTGTGCCTGCATCAATATTAGTCTTAGGGTCTGAAATAATTTGTTCTACTTTAGCCATCATATTTGTTTCATCACCAATACTATTACCCCCACCAATAAGGGCTTTAGTTAGCAATGGGTTAGATGCTTTAAGACTTGCACGAGCCATTGTTGCATTATTAATAATTGTTGCACGAGCATTAGGGTCTGCTATATTAGATAGCATTTCTTTTTCTTGTGTAGCAATATTATAATAAGCCTGCTTATCTTGCGATACTAGAATGTCGTCATAGTATTTCTCAAGTGTTTTGCTACTCATAAGACCTGATGCTTGAATCCAATTATAAGATGCTGGTGTAAACTTACCTACTTGTGGAGCAAAGATATATGCTGCTTCTCCATAGGTTTCAATAAGTTTATTATTTTCAATAGCCCAGTTCTTAAGTCCTTCTGTATTCTTTACAACAACCTTGGTTGCTTTATCTGTACGAGATACTGTATAGATTAACTTACCTGGGTTCTCACCCATAAATGTAAACAATGCTAATCCATATGGGTCTTGAACATCACCCTGATTAGCAATGGTAATACCATTAAGAATATCAAAGAACTCAGGACGCAGTCCTGTAATTTTTGCATTCTTTAGATAGTCAGGTACATCTATACTCTCTTGCAATGAAGGCGCAACAGGTGAGATGAGACCTATAATAGAACGCAATGCAACAATGTTGTGTGCGCTAATACGTAGGTTCTTAATATATGCAGTTTTTTCTTCGGCAGTTGAGTTAGCATCTAGATACATGCCATGCGCTGCCATGTATGCCATAGCCTGCTGTCCTGCTGTTACTTCTTGACGAGTTTTCTCGTTAAAAGGAAGTATAGAATACAACTTAGTTACAGTTGATGGTAGAATAGCCCGTGCAATATCAATATTGTCACCAATATTGCCTAGTGCAATAGTATCTAATTGCTCTCCTGCTTTAGTTAAGAATGGATTATTAGTAGCACCCAATAGATTCTTAATAGCAATAACACTTAGCCCTGCCATTGGACCAGCCAATGTAGGTAGTCCCGCATCTTGCTGGAATGATGGGTTAACTAACTTTAACTTAAGGGTAAAGTCACTAAATGCTGGTTGACGGTATCCGTCACCAGTAAGAGCACGCAGTGTGGTATCAGTAGCCTTATAGATAATCTTATCCATTGGCATAATAATGTACGGGTCACCATTTTGGTCTGGATGAACCTCACCAGTAGCATCTAAGCCCTGATGCGCTAAACGTAAACGATACAAAACGCGTGGTGCTACCTTAGTCATACGGAAAATACGGCGTTGGAAATCTTCTGTTGCACGATAGTAACGACCTACAGTACGTGCGCTAAATGCTGCGTTAGAACGAATAGCAGGGTTATCAGCAAACATTAATACCCTATCTGCTGCATCGCGAGATGCAATTTCAGTAAAACGTTTTTGTCCTAATGCTTGCATTTGTGTGAGCAAACGTGATTTACTTTTTTCAGTAATGTACATAGCAGGATTTTCTGCAATATGTGCATCATATGATTGTTTTATAAATGCACGTTCAATACCTGAGTATTGCTTGCGCAACTGTACATAAGTAACCATAACTGCTGGCTGACGAAACAGGGCATTTATCTGCCTGTCCATACCTTCCATCAATTTATTACCAAATGCTCTGTATGCACCTTCAATATCACTAAATCCAGGGAAGTTAATAGCAGTGTTAATCTCACCAACTGGTTGATGCCCTATAGTTAATTCTGAAAAACGCTCATATGGAATACTTGCTGATGCTTTAGCCCACTTACGTGCAACCTTTGCCCCTGTTGTTATTTCAAGTTCTTGGAACTTAAGGAACTCACTACGCACTGCATTAAATAGTTCTTGATTATAACCTTTAGAACTACCGTGAAAGGTAGTATAAAGGTCTGCAAGAATACGACCCATCTGGTCACGTACAATGCCTACATCATCAATACCACGAGCCTTTAAATCAACTGTTCGTGATGACATAGCCTTAAATGAATCTACTGCCGCTTGGTCAAACACATACCACATTTTAGTTTGTACGTTATATGACAAACCAGCAGCCTCAGATAGTTGGTCTAATGCATTTTCAAAATGTTCTTTACCAGTTGCGTCATTAATACCACCAGGGCGGAGCCCTTCATTAGTATAGAAGACATAACCTGGGTCAATTACACGATTGTTGGGTAATTCTTTACGATTAGCAACAAAACTTAAAAACCAGTTTTCGTGATGTGCTGCTGTAAGCCATGCTTGATTAGCAATTGCTAGGTCATTTGTAGAAATTGAATAGGCTTTAGTGCCACGTTCAAGTTTTAAATCTGATAGGTGCTTTGATAAAGCACTCATATCTACAATGCCATCAATAACTTCTTTAGCATACTTACCAGATAAACCACTTTGAGCCACAATTGAGTTAGCAACTGAATTAAGCATTTCTGGTTGATGAACAAGCGCTTGCATAAGCAAGCCTTGGTCTTCTTCACTAATAAAACGACCATAAATTCGTATTACTTCTTCACCAATTGCTTCACGCTTTTGGATATTAGTTAACTGTTCTACTGGTACGCCAAGTTTTTCTGCTAAAGTACGCATTATTTCTGCACGTCTTTCAAGACCAATAGCATCTTGTGGTGCTTTGCCAACAATCTTTAATAAACCAGACTTAATAGGGCCAACTGCAGAGTTAGAACCCGTAAATACAGTAGACATTTTGCCTAGTCGAGAACCAGTACGTGCAGCAAAATGAAATAAATCTTTACCAGGTGCCGTTAATGCGTAGGCTATGCCTTCATCAATAGCAGAACGAATACCTAAACGTGGGAACAGTGTAAGCAATGACCAAATATCTGTAATCTTACGTGCTGTTTCACTTGCTGGAATACCACCAATAGCATAAAACAGATTCTTCTTTGAACGAATCTGATTAGACATTGCTGCAATCTCAGCATAAGGCAATGCACCAATAGTTTTGGCTTCTTGGAATGGTTGAATAGCGCCCATGGTTTGCACCATAGGTACTCCATTTTCATTACGTATAGTTGTTTCATCAAGAAACTTAACATGTTCTGGATTAATTTCAAGGTTGCTTACTACACCCATACCAGATTTGCCACCATATTTATCAGCAAGAATCTTGTTCATAAGGATTCTGCCATCAGGTTCTCCACCTAATCCAGCCTTAAGCATAATTGCTGCATCCATATTGCGCATTATTACAACTTGTTCATCTTCTGTTGAATCAAGAAACTTTGTAGTTAAAAACTCTGCAAGGTCACGTGGCAAAAGCAAACGTGCTTTAGCAGTAAAGTTTTCAGCAGTCTTAGCAGCATCTGCTCCAAGACGTATTTCAAGATTGAGTGGGCTACGAGAAGCCATAGTGCCAATCTTTTTAAAACCTTTAATTTCAGCAATTGCATCTGTAAGAACTTGTGACTTCATTGCACCAGTCATTACATCAAGAGCATCTCCTGATTGTACAAAAGAAGAATAAATATCTTCACCTTGTGCTTCTAATTGTGTAGTTGTACGACCACGTGTAGATAGTGGTCCTAGTTGTTTAGCACTAGTAGCGTTGAATACACTATCTAAATAAGATGATAAACCATCAGCCATGTTGCGGTGTGTTTTGGCAACAGCAATACCATTACGGTAATAATCAACACCATCAATACGTCCAGACAAAAGTAAGTTTACATTATTTGCTTGTGAAAAAAATCTTTCAGCAGATGCAGCATCAACAACATTATTGCGAGCAAGTAAATTAACAGCCTCACGATTACGATAACCAGGAGTAGTGTCAATTAATTCACGATAAGCAATAGTTTTTTCAACAGCAGTTCCTGCTTCAGAATACTTTTTAATTGCAGGACCAAGTTGATTTTCCCATAGGTTAAATACTTCTGGCTTAGCCATAACTTCACGTACACCAAGATTAAGTTCTCCGCGTGCTGCTGCATCGGTAACATTTTTTGCTAAACGTTCGCCAAGAGTGGCGCCTTTAGTTGTTCCACCAGTTAACCACGTTAATGGGTCTACAACAATTTGATAAGTAAAATCAATAATACCAGAAACATTTTTGACTTTACCGCTGACATAATCACCATGTAAACCACCAGACTTAGGTGGCACAGTATCCATCATTCGTGCTAGGTCACGACCAGGGCTAATTTGAGCGTACTTAACGCCATCCATAACCTGTTTAAAATCATCTGGCTTATTGTAAGCCTTAGTAATAGATGCAAGAATCTTTTCATCTGGAGTACCATATGATTGAATAATCTCACCAGGAGTTTTACCAGCAAGCAATCCTTGTGCAACTACAGTATCAGTATCTCCAAAGTATTCTTTAACTTTTTTAATAGCACCATCATCATAAAGTGATTTGCCACTCCAACCACTATCCCAAGTTTTTTTATTAAATGGTGCACCCTGTTGGACTTGACGAGCAAGTAAGTATGGTTGATTGATTACACGACCATAGCCAGCGGCAAGGTCATACATTTGAACAAGTGGACTAGCAAAACCTTTGGCTATAGCCTTAACTACACCAAATGTGCGGTCAGCAACTGAAGGGTCTGGTTGCGAGTAAGCAGCATCTTTAAAAAGAAACTTTAAACCATCTTGTACATCTTTATCAAGTTTAACAAATTGTTGCTTTGCTGTATCAACAGGCAACTTAGATAAACGGCGATGTTCTTTAAGTGAATAACTTAACTGATTTATTTGTGTTGTTTCTGCTGGTGATAAGTTTGCGCTTTTAGCAGCAGCATAAAGATTTGGAGATGCCTCAGCAACTGAAGGTTCTAGGCGCTCCATTAGTACCCACTGTCAAGTAACGACCTATAGATTAATTCCGCATCACCTGATGGGTCAAATTGTGTAAGATGTTTAATAGTGTCAACAAGTGATGGTGTTTGATTAGGCATGCCACGCATTGCTTCTGTTCCTGCACCTTCACCATAATTTATACCAGAAGTAACTGCTTCATTTGGACGTTCTGTAGGAGCAGTAAGTTGTGTAATGCCAGCCATAGGAAATGGATTACCAGCCATACCTGCACCGCTTTGCTGTTCTGCTAAACCTTTGTTTTCTCCATATGCAAAACCACTATAATCTTGCTGTGGCTGTGTCATTCCTTCGGTAGCACCACCATCTGTACGCGCTGAAAGCGCACCAGGACCTGATACAGGTGCTGGATTATTAGGCTGACGATAACCTCCACGTGCCATTATTCGTCCTCCTCATCCATGTATTTTCTAACATCATCTGTTGTTGGTGGTGATTGCATCCAATCAGGATACGTTTGCTTTGCAGAAAGAATGTACAAAGCATTATCAACTGTAAATCCTGCTCTACGCAATGATTTATAATATTCGTGTAGTTCAATTGCATACTGGTCTAATTTTGAGTAAGTCTCATCAGCAACTGTTTTAACCTTTGTGGTTCTCTTGCGAGGTGTTGCCATGGCTTACTCCTTAAATTGCTTGTTCCCTAGTTGTTCGTACTGCACTTCGTCCTTGACCTTCACCCGTCATAGTGCTAAGTATTGTTTGTAAATCTGGTCTTCCCTGCGGTAGTTGTATTGGAGAACCTCCTGCTGGCGGACCAGCGGGAGCAGGGGACATTTGCTCAACCGTATTAGTTGGTTCACCAGCAGGAGGAACCTGTTGCTGCGGAGCAAAGGTTGCTTCTATTGCATCTTCTAATGCTTGTCCCTTTTGACGAGCCTTTATTACCGCAGCAATCTTACGGACAACATCTGAAGCATCCTGACCTTGAGTAGCCATCTGTGGAATTGCTTGTGTGTATGCCGTAAGTGAACCAAGTAGCGCAGAGCGCATTTCTTCAATTTCAATTTTTTCTAATTCTTGTGTTACGTTAACTGTAAATGGTAGTTCTCTCATAGCCATATCTCGGCTGATGAGTTTTCCTCCAAGTGCTTGAAGCATAAAGATAAGACCTTGTGCTGGATTAAGACCAGCAAGCATGCCATAACGGACATCAGCAGAATAATCATTCTTGATGTCTTTAGTTGGCTTGTATGTAATCTCATAAGGTGAACCCGAATCTACTCCACGAATTGTTTTTTCTTCGGGATAAATCATTTCATCTACGCAAAAACAAATACTAATAATGTCCCGAAGTGTTGCAGCAAAAATTGCTTGTGCAGATTTAACTTGTGTATCAAAGGCTCCCATAAGAGCCTGCACTCCCTGACCAGTAACAATAGAAGCATCTATGTTTCCAGTACGAGATTCAGGGTATCGTGTACCAACACGTAGTTCTTGATTAAGAATGTTCTGTTCAGTAAATGCACCCTGTGGCAAAGTAAGTTCTACACGGCGAACACCTGCTGGATTGGCTGTACGAATGACAGCATCTCCACCAAGCATAAGTTCTTGTACATCTTGCGGTAGAACAATTGGTGCCTGTACTGACTTCTCTGCCGCTTCCATTGCAAGTAATGCAAATCGGTTGCGCAGCAACTGAATACCAAGTACGTCATCAAACTGTCCACGTAGTTCACCATCAATAGATGGTTTACGTGCAATAACAACCATCATCTTACCAAGTGGATTAGCAGCCTGAGAAAGAACTAAATTATTTCTACGTGGTACATAAATGATAGATTGGTCTTTGTCATAATAACGAATCATTTCAATTACTGCATTAAGGTCTTGCTTATATCCATCTGGTCCAAGTAATTCTCTATCATACTCTGGAAACTGAGATACCAGTTCACCAAGTGTCATAGAGTAACGTTTAGCAAATGCCACACAACGTCCATAGCGGTCAAACTCTGGGTAAGCCCCAATAGGATTTTCTATGCGAATACGTGGCAGTTTTGCTTCATCGTCTAATTCAATAATGAATGGGACGAATCCATATGTTAGATACCAGTCAGCACCTGAGTACATCTGTACTGCTAGGTCTGAGTGTTGAAAATAGTTAGAGGCAATACGAGTACGCTTGTCAGCAAAAGTGCGTGCTCTATCAGATACTTGATTGGCTGCAGAGCAGTTAACCGCTGGAAGCGGAGCCATAACTTCAGATAGGTCACGAGCAACAATATCAATAAAGTTTGCTACTACGTTTGCATCAACACCTTCTGGAAAAAAGTTAGGATATACCTGAGCAATCTTTCCTTTACGTACGGCAAGTACGTCAAGGTTACGCGCATCACGTTCGTGATTGCGGTAGCGCAGGGATTCAACCCGTGCCGTTACCTGCTCTATTGATAATGCCATTATTGTCCTAACGATTGATTAAAAAAATTATCTATTTTTTGGTAGGCCGAACATTCCTGTGCCGCCGCCGCCTCTAAACATTTTACCAACATTAACTCCACCTTTGCCAGAGATGCCAGCACTAGTACGTGCTCCAGCACGTGATTGGTCTACTACGGCTTGGCCTGTTTTATCAAGTAGTCTTTGTGCGGCTTTATTAATACGAGCATTTTCTTGACGTGCTAAACCTTCTCTAGTGCGCACAGCATCCATTTTGCTTTGTGTATCTTTTGCTGGAGCCTTTACTTTAACTGATGACATTGGTGGTCTTGGGGATGGCATTTGTTTTCCTTATCCAAAGTTTTCTTGCCATTGCTCTGCAAACATCTCATCGAGGTTTACTGCAAGGCGTTGGTTCATCTGAGCACGAGTTGCCCAGCGATTGTTTGCGTACTGCGATGTTCGGCTATTAGATTGCATTAGTTCGCGGATGCGAATGATGGCAAACCATAAAGCCATGACGGTATCGGTTTTACCCCTAGTCTCAGGCTTCCACGTTAGTAGTTGCTGAGTTAAGGCTTTGATACCCTCAGAACCTTCAGATGAAGGTAGTTCTAAGATATTGTTTTTTTGGAACTTCTCTTCGCGGACTGTGCCAAAGAGGTTAGACATTGACGCAACGCCAAAAGAAGTGTCCCATTTATTTTTCCCTGTGAAGTGAGCATCAAGGCGTACGCCGTATCCAGCGAGCCACCCCCGTAGTTCTTCGTCAAGGGAATAGGCTTTTTGGTGGGCGTTGATTTCAACGCGGAACTCTTGCGGTTTGTATTTAATAACCAGTTCTTCAATTGTCGCCCGAATCTTTTGTGGTGTTGGCTCTTCCATGTTGACACAATCCAACACGTAAATCTTTCCGTCTGCTCTGTTGTATGCAACTACAACAAATGCAGCATTACCTGCCATAGCAGGGTCAAATCCAATTACGGTATGTAAACCCTCAACCTTAGGTGGATGTCCAGCAGCACCAGCCTTTAGCGGTCCTCGCTTGCGCATCCCATTGGTCGCTCCTTGCACGAGTGCAGGCGGGAATATGGAGTCTTCTTGGATGTCTTCTTGCTGGTAAACCAAAGCCCATGTCGAAGGTGTAACTTCGCTGCGTCTCTTGAAGAGTGCTGGACCATCCCACTTGGGATAGTACCCGTTCTCTTTAGGTACATCAGAGTCGCCATCCCAGGCAACATCTGATTCAGGCCAGAGGGTAGTCCAATTCTCTGTTTTCTCCGCATAGTCAAGTACAGCAGGCATGCCCATGTAAGTAAACGGAGTCCGACCACCAGACCAATGCTTAGGATTACGAAGTTCTTTATAAAGGTCATTTGCGGCAATCCGTGTCCCTACAACTAGTAATTTACCATTCTTGCCCAGACGGGTAATAACTTCTTTTTGCAACCAGTTAATCTGCTGGTCCCACTCGTGGGCATTGGCAGTAGTAATGCAGTCGTCAAGAATGATGAGGTCGGCACGGGCACCGTAAATCTGACCGCCCATACCTAGCGCCTGAAGGGTTGGGTCCTTTTCGCTAGAGTTACGCGCATCGCCCCCAAGGTAGACAGTATCGGTACGCCAAGTATCAGCGTCTTGTTTCCAACCGCCCTCAGGACCGTAAGCGGTCTGCAGTTTGAGCCAGCGAGGATGTGACAATCGTTGCTTGATAGCATATACGAACTCGCGTGCCTTATTCAATGTCTTCGATACCACGATGATGCGGATGTTAGGATTGAGAGCGATGCGGTAAGTCGGGTAGTTCACGGTAATAACCGTGGACTTGGCGTGCTCAGGTGGCACGTTCACCAGTAGGCGGTTTTCCTCACCTGGCTCATAAATCATATTAGGGTGAAGCCATGAAGGCTCGCGTCCCTCCAGTAGGTCTACCCAGTCCTGATGATGGGGAAAGACCGTCTGGTCAAAAAACATCTTAGAAAAGTCAGCAAATGGGATAGATTCCTTCTCAACGCCCATGGCGGTGAAGGATTGCTTTGAGCCTTCTTCTTTGGCTTCTTCCAGAGCGCGGGCAAACTCAGGGTCACGGTTCATCCATTGGCGAACCGTATCTGGTTTCTTACCCGCCGCAACCATGGCGGCTTGGACAGGTACACCCTCTTTGACCCTAGCAAGAACATCTGCCTTTGCCTGAGTTACTTCCTTTGCAAGGTGGTGCTCTCCACCCTTTTTAAATCCTTTGTGCGCTGGTGTTGCCACGTTTGTCTCCTTTGTGGCAGAGTCCCCCCGCCCTACAGATAGTTGTTTGTACAGTAGTCTGTAACAGAGTGAAGAACTCTCTAAAAAGAGTTCTGAACTATTTTACTCTCTATATATACTTAATCCGTTCAAACAGGTAAAACGAACGTTTTATTCTAAAGTATTTATATAAGTGCTGGTCAGACTGTAATATACCCCTTGTAACTATATACAGAAATGTTTTTAGGTAGAGATACCAACTGTAAGAGACAAGCAAATTAATAAACCTGGGGTCATACTGACCCACAGATTTATCAATACTGCCGTGCAGTTCTGCTATAGCAGCGTAACTGTTGCTGCATACTGTCTGCCCGTCAATAAACTAAATATCTGCGGGGGGCTGATAGAATAAAAATATTCTATTGGCAGATGAGACTGCCATCCCTATCCGCTAAGGCATCTGTCCTACGGAGTGCTTCTAGCGTGTCAAAGCCACGCTCGGACAGACGAATCGGTACGCCATCCTTGCTGCGTGTCAAAGCCACGCGGACGCAAGGTGTGCGCCCTTAAGCAGTCACTAGATGTGACCATTCTGTGGCGCGTTCCGCGCAAGGGAATCATATCGGGATTCTCAAATAGTCAATTGTGCCAATGATAACGATTTGGCAAACAATACCTGCCAAATGGTTATAATTGTCAGTTTTGACTATTCATTGCCGTAGTTCTATAGTCTATGGTTCTATGAGAATCACGCCCTCACGTTCGGCTGTCTCAGGCACTAGTCGCAAAAAACGCTCCTGACCTGAGCCAAAGCGCCTCTCTCAATCGGGCTACCGATTTGGTTCCCTTGAAATTGCAACAATGCGGTTTCAAGACAAAGCAAAGGACAAAAACAAATGACCGAATACACAACTCAAGGCATCAGCGTGACCACTCAATGCTTCGACTGCATGCAACTTGATGACGTATGTGACAACTGCTTAGAACTACGTGAAGCACGTGATAGCGCAGTAGCCCACGAAATCGTGGACGAAGGCAACCTGCAGTACAAGCGTCAATGGTTGCTAGTCACAGAGCCAAGTGGACATGACTGGACTGACCGAGATGGTGAGTTCAAGCACTCCACCGTGGCACTACAGGACGGCGGAGTGTATGAAGAACTGTGGGAGTTGGAAGATGAACGCCAACGGGCACGTGAGGTTCAGTGTCCATGGTGCAACATCCTAACCCCTAAGTTATTCAACGACTGCCAGGCATGTGACCGTACACTAGAAGGGAATGTCCGATGAAACCAGACGAAATCGCACTGCATGTATTCAACTGCAAATACGATTACACAGACGAGTGCACAAACTGTACACTCATACAATAAATAGTTACAGGTAGCCCTCTCACCTTCGGGAGGGCTACCTTCCACAAACAAAACTATAAAC